CGTCCCAGCCCTGCTCCGCGAGATCCGCGACTATCTGCCTCTCGTACCGGCTCAAGCGGTCGTAGAGGCGCTCCCTTCCCCCACAGAGCCGAGCGACGCCTCGTAATGCGACGACGCTGCCTTGATAAGTAGGACCATCTGGCGGAGCGTCAAGTTCTTGAGGACGACTTCCGCGTCCTCTTCGCTCAGCCAATTGCCGATAATCTCCGTGGCTCGCTTACCGCCGGAGAGGGCCACCAGGAGGGCCTCACCCTCTGCTGGACTGAGACCCAACGGGTCGGGGAACGCGATGATCTTGCCGTCGATGCCGAACGTAAACGGCGTCGCCGCAGCCGCGCCGTCCAACTTGTTCAAGGCCGCGAGGGTCAGGGTCGGCGTGATCTTGTCTGCCATTTGTGTTCTCCTTGTTTGTTTGTGGTCAGTCGCGGTTGGGCTGGGTGCTGGCGGGCGGGGCAGGCAGCGTCGGCTGCTTCTTTTCCGTCCATCCCTGGGCGCGGAAATTCACCGCGTCAGCTGCGTCATCGGTTGTGCGCTCGAGCGTGAGCGTTTCCCCGTCGTCTGTGGCGATTTCCTTCTGGAACGTCATCATGTCGAGTCCTCTTCTATTTGCGCTCTCCGTTGGTTGTGGTGGGCGCAGCTGGGGGAGAACAGGCCCAGCCGCGCCCGCAGCTCATGCGGACTCGAAGCCCGTGATATCGCGATGCTTGATCATCGCCGAGCCACCGTAGTAGTTGCGGCAGGCGGTGCCTGCGCCCTCGTCGGCGAACGCCTTGAACTCAAGATCCCCTGTAATGGGGTCCGTGGCCTTCAGCGGGATCGTCGGCATTGAGACGAGCTTGGCTCGGGTAAAACACCACCCAAGCAACCACTCGTCGTCAGCAGGGCCGTCAGCGGCGATGACCAGCAGCCTCTTTTCAGGGATCGACGGCAGCAGCGGATCGTCGAAAACGACCTCGCCCGTTGTGGGATTCGCCTTGACCTGCGACAGGTCAATTCCATGCGTCAGGGAGAGCATCTCACGTCGGAACAGCTCAAAAACGTTGAGCTTGATTGTCTTGGTCGCCTTCGTCAGGTCGGACCTGACAGGCTCTGCATAACCAAGCCCGTCCACGTCATCGACCGTGACATCGGGTGTAATCTCACCACCATCGGTGGTGAAAATTCCGAGTGGTGTCCACTCGGCTGGGATCTCCTTCAACGCGCCACCTGCGTCGGTCAGGGCCTCCGGCACAGCCGTTGTGATCGGAGCGACGAAGGCCAAAACGTTCAACGCCTTTCGGACGTTCTTGGACTTGTTGTGCTTCTTCTTCAGAGCTTCGACCGTTGTCGTTGCCATTTCTGTTTCCTTTCAATCAGTCGGTGGGCCTATGAGTGGCTTCAACGCTGAGGGCCACCACCTCAACAACGCCATACGCGGCGCGAACACCCAACCGCGATGACACGCCGACCGTGTCAACCCAGCCGGACGCGCCTACTACTGGACGCGCCGCCAGAGCGGCCGCTACCTGGTCTGCGAGCGCCTCCGCGCCGACGCCGCCGGGACCCGTGGGGGTCTTGGCGTACACGTCGACTGCGAGCGATGAGATCCGTTCGTAATCGAGGTCCTGGCTCTGGATCGCGTAGACGTGGATGAGTGGCAGCGGCCATGTGTCTGGGAGGCTGTCCTCCTGGAGCACGCGCACGGTCCTGACTCCGGTCTCCCGCGAGATCGCGTCGCGCAGTACTTGGACGGGATCCGTGTACGTCATGCGCGGCCCTTTCTCGCGCGCCGTGAGCCTGCGAGCAGGCCCAACGTGCGCTGGGCCGGGACCCGGCGCCCGTTCTTCGTGCTGTGCCCGAACTCCACGGGCACAGCATGTGGCGCGTCGTTGATGACGCGGGCGGCGGCCCTGCGAGACGTCCCGTTTCGGCGCGTCGGCACTTCCGCCATCACGGCCTCGACCTTGTAGGCCTCCGCGAGCACGCGGTCCCGTTTCGGGGCTTCTGCTGCTGCCGCAGCGCGCACCGCTTCGGCTTCACTGAGCATCGCCCTGCCCATGGCCTCCGATTGCATGAGGGCTTCAATCGAGGGGCTGTTACGCACAAACTTGACCGCCACGTGTCACCTCCGTGAGATCACGACAGCCGTGCCGCGCGGCCACGGCGAGGACGGTTCCTCCACCGTCCACGTCCCGCCGAGAGGATGCCCATCCGGGACGCGGACGACGTCTCCGACGTGCAACGTCACTCCCCTGGGCAGGTAGAGCGTCGCTGTCTCGTCGGCCCGCTGCGAGGCTGCCTGATCGAGCAGCCCCGGCACCGTGAACTGGCCGGGCGCGACTAGACACCCGGCGATGAGGCGCGCCGCGGTTTCCTCGACGAGGTAGCCGTCCCCGTCGCGGTGGACGCGACCCTCGACCTGGACTGGTGTCTTCCATTCCTCCATCACGTCAGCCGCCCCCCATCACCCACACGTGCCCGGCGCGGCGCGGACGGTACGAGTCCGCGAGCGCCTGGTCGTCGGGGGAGAGAAGCGCCTGACCTCCGACCGCCCATGCGGCGTACTGACGGGACTGCGTGAACGGCCCCGTCGTATCCGTCGCCTGTATCGCGCCCTGGGCTGCAGCGTCAGGGATGGAGAGGATCCTGCGCGCGCTGTCCGCGAGCTGCAGGCGCACAGCCGTCGGCACCGCTGAGAGGCCAGCGGTGTAGGTTACGACGACGAAGTCGCCGCTCCACGGATACACGTAGATGTACCCATGGCGCTGCGCATACCTCACTGGCGCTCCCTCGTCAGTGAAGACGGCGAGCACCTCCACGAGAGGCGCCCGGGTGGGGAACACCCGGCCACCGGCGTCCACCTTCAAGCGGTGTACATACGTCTCGACCGTGAAGGACTGGCGCGCACGCTGCCTGAACGCTGCGGAGAGTTTGTCCGCGACGAAGAGCGCGCGGGGCTTCTCCTCGTCGCTGAGCGTACGCCCGAGGGCCGCCTCGATATCCTCGATGTCGACGAGAGGTACACTCATGCCCATCTTCCTACTTCTTGGTCTTGGCCGGAGCGGACTCCGGATCCTCAACTTCCTCGACAGCCTCGACGAGACCGGCGGCGATCATCGCGGTTGCGACCTGCTCCTCGACCTCGATCTCAAGGCCGTTGGTTCCACGGACGAGCATCAGACCCCCTTAAAGACCTGAACGGCGGTCGGGCGCAGCACCTTGCCGCCGTACACGTGCAGACCACGGACGCGGTCGGCGAAGGTGTTCTCGGCGCGCATGCTCTCGATCTTGGAGATCTGAGAGACATAGGCAACCGAGGGCTTGTGCAGGCCAATCGCCATAGGCTTGGTGTTGTCCATCCACGGAGAAACAACGACGTCAAAGCCGAGAAGACGACCGATGATCGCTTCGCGCAGACCGTCGGTCGTGTTGGCCTTATCGAAGGCCGTGAGCTTCGCGCCGTCGGAGAGCAGGAAGTTCTCGAACTTCGCGTTCACGAGCAGGGCTCGGCCCGCCTGCGGAACCTTCGCGTCGGTGAGCTTGCCGCGCAGGGCCAACACGACGTTGTAGGCGGACGCCCAGTCGGTCGGGGTAGCAATCCCCGTCGTCGCCGTGCCCTGCGTGGAGAGCAGGCCGGTGAGGAAGGCTTCCGCGTCCTCGACAAGGCCGATGCCGGCAGACTCGGTGTACTTGTCGAAAGACTTGTTCGACTGTGCGCGGTCGATATCGTCGACGAGGAAGTCGAAGGACTTCTCCTGATCGATGGCCAGGTCGACACCTGTGTTGGCGACCGTGTCGGGCGCGGTCGTACGCGGCTGCTTACCGCCGCCGGAAGCAGCGGGGAGGACACCTGTCTTGTAGTCCTTAATCTTGATGTCGACAAGACCAGCGATGTGGATCTCCGAGCCGGACTTCAGCTTGCCCTCGTACTCGCGGTTCGTCAGGCCGGTCAGGACTGCCTGGTTGTGGAAGTTCTCCAGGATGGAGGCCGACCAGATTTCGGGGACAAAGTTGTTGTCAGCCATTTCTTTGGCTCCTTTCACGGGCTCGCCGTCAGGCGAGACCCATCACGTCGTTGAGTTGGCCCGCTCGGCGGGCCTGATTGATCTGCTCGGCACTCATGTTCTTGAGGTCCTCGCGTGTGAGCTGCTTGCTCGACCTGATCTCTTCACCTCGGTGACCCGCGTCGGACGCCGGGGCACCCTTCGGGATCTGCGCTCCTCGCCACGCCAGCAGACGATCAGCGGACGCTTCCAGCTCCTCCAGCGTTGAGCCGGACAGTAGGTCCGCGTCTACGCCCTTCGCCGCGGCGACCTGTGCTCGCGTCGCCTGGACTTCGAGGGCCTTCACGCGGGCTTCAGCCTGCGCAGCCTTATCGAGAGCCTTCTGCAGCTCTGTCTTGCCCTGCTCCTCATGCTCGTCGAACAGCCGAGCCTTCTCGGCGTTCTCCTTGGCGCGCGCCTCGTTTCGGCGCGATAATTCCTTCCACTTCTTCGCTTCGGCTTCCCAGTCCTTGGCCTGCTCCGTTTCGGCAGCAGCCCCCGAGACCTGAGCCTCATCCGCTTCCCCGCCCGCAGGCGCGTCAGCGGCATCCACGAATCGCAGATGCGGGCGGTCGTTCAGGTGAATCTTCATGGTCGATCAGTCCTCCCGTTTCGGGTAGCCTCCCCCGCGAGCGCCGTTGCGGCGTCGGCGGGGCTTGTTTGTGCGGCTGCGCGTTTAGGCGTTACGCCTTATCCGCTGTGCCGCTTTGCTTCGGGTTTTTCGGCTCAGCCCACGTCAAAGTGGCGCCGTACTCCCCGTGTGCCTCGACTCGGATTAGCTTCCTGTAGTCGGGCGTCCTGCCTCCTCGGTCGGCTTCGCCGAGCCGTTCGGCAGCGATCTTGTGGACCTGCTCCAGGCGGTCCTCGTCGATGACCTGCTGGCCTGCCGCTTCTGGCGGTAGCGGCTGCACGTCGCAGTCGCATCCCGGATGGATCGGCAGCAGATCTTCCTTGTAGTAGCGCTGCGTCGATGCGACGACGCAGAGGCCGCAGTTCTCGCGGCCCGTAAGCACACGCCGGTAATACGAGCCAGCGTCCGGGTAGACGCGCATCACTTGGCGAGATGCGCGGACCTTCGCGAGCTGAGCATCGCCGCCGATCAGCTGAGTCAAACGCAGTCGCCCCTCAGAGACCGCCTGCTCGACCGGCTTCCCATCCGATAGTGCCTTGTACACGTCGACCGCCGGACGGCGGTACACCGTTCGAGGATCGACGCCGCGAGCGCCGAGAATGTCCGCTTTATCGAGCGGTGGGACGACAAGTTTCCAGCCGAGCTCGTGGGCGCAGCGCGCGAGGTAGGCGCGGGTCAGGTCCGCGATGCTGAGCTGACCGGCGGTGACCCTGGGGACGAGCGCCGCAATCATCTCCTCGACGGCGCTTGCACGGTAGTTCGGCATCGAGTCCCAGTAGGCCTCGCCGAACTTCGTGATCTGTGTGCGCACAGCGTGGACCTGGGCACTGTAGACGCTCGTGAGGTCGTCCAGGTCCGTCATGCTCACTTCTCCTCAAGGTCTTTCAAGTCAGACGGATCCCAGCCGTGACCGGAGGCTGCGCCTCATCGGTCGGCTGGGGATTGTCCTGCAGCGCGAACGCGAGAGCCAACTGCTCTTCTGCACGGCGCTGCTTGTCCTGCGCTATCTGTTCCGGCGAGTACCCGAGGATATTCCGCTGGATTGTCTCCAAGGCCTCGCCAGCGTTGCGTGCCTGAACTGCTGCGGCGTACTTCTCCGTGAGAGACACTGCGTGAGGCGGTACGAACAGCACCTCGACGGTTTCGGTCTCGTCAAGGTCGATGCCCTCGACCGCGAGCGCACGCACCATGAGGTAGGCCAGTGCCGGCTTGAATCGCTCGATCCGGTCCTCAGCCTTGGACAGGAGCGCCTTCTGAGGCTGCTCGGCGCCCGAGGCTGATTGGTTTGCTGAGTCGGGCAGCATGATCGACAGCGGGGTCGATGTCTCGACCGCGAGTTCGCGCCAATCGTCCTTGGTCGCAGCGAGAATCTCACTGATCTGGGTTTGCGAGGACTCCCAGATCTCCACACCCGGGGGCAGCTCCCATAGGGCGGCGGGCGACGGCTCGAACACCTTCTGGTAGTCGATCTCGTTGCCGGCCTCGTCCTCAGCAGGCAACCCTGCCGACCCTTCGGCGCTCTTGAGCGCGCGCTGGCGGAACGCCTGCATGCTGATGATGACGAGCCGCTGGAGCGTCTGCCAGTTAATTCGGTCGATCAGGTCGAGAACGTTCTCGAACTCTCCCTCGCCGAAGCGGTTCTCCAGAACGACGACGGGCGGTGCGCCCTCGAACGACTGTTCGCCGCCCTCGTCCTGCCGCCAGCCGGACGAGACAGTCGAGATCAGGGCCTTCGAGTCACTGTAGGCAGAGCGGGAGAACGCTGTGCGCTTCCCTGGTGTCCACATCACCAGATGATCGACGCCCGCTGCGGAGTCTCGCCAGACCTTCACAGCCGCGAGCGCACGCCAGGGCCGGACCGGATCCGGCTCCACATACATGTGCTCGGGGCGTTCATAGGTCACGCAAGCGTGCCCGTCCTCGTCTTGGGTAACGAGGAGGTAACCGCGCCCGAGGGTCGCGGCGTCCCAGATCGCGTCGGAGAACGCGACCTTGAGTCTGTTGTCTCGCCAGATCCTGGCTGCTGCCAGCGCCGCCGGCGTCTTGTCGCTCGCGCCGACGGTCACGCCGTTCGGGATGAGGCGGTCAACGAGCGCGGCGACGACGAGCTTTCCGGGGCTCGTGCGCGCGCGACGCTGGAACTTGATCCAGGCCTTCGCCAGGTTCGGCCCCATCTCCGGTAGGGGACTGGTGCCGTTGGTGTAGGAGCGCAGCAGGTCTGTCCTGGTGCGCGCTTTGTCCATGCGTGCGGTGAGGTAGGAGAGCCACTCCTCGGGGGTCTTGGTCATGAGGTGGGGCCTCCTTCCCCAGTGCGTTTGTTAGTAGAGTCGTCGCGGAGCGCGGCGCGCCGTCGGCCTGGCCGCGCCCTTACCAACCGCGTCGAGGCCCGCCTTATACGCGAACATCGCACCCCAGGCCGCGTCGATTTTCGAATAGTCCTGATCATCCGCCGGTTTAACGAGCACGTACCCCGCCTGTCGCGGGGACTTGCGGGCGTTGAGCAGATGCGCGGTCATCGTCGGGTCACCGTCGTAGGTGATGAGGTTCTGGTGGATCGCGGAGAGCAGCTGAGCGAAGTTCTCGCACGTCTGAGAGACGTTGCGCTGCGGGTAGCGGATCGGCTCCGCAGCGCTGATCTTTGCCCGCAGGCGACGCGAGTACTTGGCCTCCCAGGCCTTGACGTCCTGCGCCCAACCCGCTGAGGGGTCGGCATAGAAGCCGACTATGTTGTAGCGCTCGAAAGCGCTTCGCACGGTCTGCTCAATCTCCAGGCGCGGCGGCTGCCACCCCTCGCCTGCCGGACCGTCCGGCTGCATCCAGATCCCCACCTTGAAAAGGTGCTTCTGGGTGATCGAGTAGCCGATCAGGACGGTCGCATCGGCGATGCCGATCTTGCGACCCTCGGACCCGTCGAACCCGAGCGTAATCGGCTCCGTCGAGCTGATCTGCTTCGTGTGGTCCTCGATAGCCCTCAGCTCCGGCATCGTCAGCCAGGCGTCGGACGCGGAGTTGATCTGGTTGAGGAAGTCCGCGCACATGTCCGCCGGATCATTGTCCGGGTGCCAGAAGCTGTCCGCGATGCGTTCGAGGTCCACCCAGCCGGGCCCGCACTCTGGATCATGGATCGCGCAGCCACGCGGGTCCTTGGCCGAGTCGCCGTAGGCGATCCGCAGGCCCTCGATCAGGGACTCACGGTCCGAGATGTTGGTGTCCAGCGGTGCCTGCCGGTGGTCGTAATAGAGTCCTCGCGCGGCTTCCTTCTTGACCTTCCCGGCCTTCATCAGCTCGTAGAATCGCGCCGTTGTTTCCGCGACCGAGCGCTCACCGATCGTGTAAGCGTTCGGAGTCTCGATCGTCAAGCCTCCGAGCTTGTCGGCGTTGGACCGCAGGGTCTTGGCAAGCTTCGGTCCTCCGTTGCCCGGCAGCCAGGTTTCTGTCTGGTCCATGACGGCCATGACGGCTTTCGCACCCTTGACGGAGGTTGCCGAGGACGTGCGCTTCTCTATGCGACCTCTCCGCAGAGCAACGAACGAATCCATCGGGTCGATGCCGTACTCCGACTCGGCGGGGGACCCACGCAGCATCTCTAACAAGGGGTCCCAAGTGTTCGCCGTCTGGTCATCGGTTGTGGCCGTGACCTGGACGATTGGTGTGCGGCGCGTCGACCACGGCACGCCGACAGGCTGGCCCTCCGCATCCCACCCGTCGCACAGGACGGGGCCGAGCGCTTCGGCGCAGCAGATCGCCGCAAGAAACGGCGACTTCCCCCATCCCCTAGGTCGC